AATGGCCTTTTGCAAATGTACCAACACCTTCATCAGAAATAAACTTAACATAGTAATCATCGGCAACAATTTCTTCAGTACCGCCAACTTTAACTATAAACCCATCCGTGCATATCTCAGGAAGATATCCAGCAACACGGGGAATCTCTTTCCAAACGGTCGCTAATACGGAGTCACCAACACTATCCACAGTTTCAACAATATTAGCTACTGAAGTAAACGTAACTTTGACAACAGAACCTTTACGAATACCAGACGTTCCTGTGACGTAGCCGGAAGCACCGTTCCAAGCATTATCTAAACGAAGTAATAATTCTTGAGCAATATCATCAGTTTTAATACTGTTTAATTCAGTATTTGTAATAGAAGGTACGGCTGTTGAACCTGCAATACCTGTAGTACCGTTCCAAGTTTTAACTGTAACTGTCTGATCTGTTCCGCCTACTTTAATTCTAATAGAGTAGTTGGTCTTATAGTTGCCTTGTCTAACAAACACATAAGCTTCCGTGTTAAACGGTTTAGCCGCTGTAGTTAATATATCCATTGCAGTTGTTATAGAATTATTAACAATAAACGTATAATCCGCAACGGTATGCACTTTTAATTTAGCGGCTGTAGATGAAATAAGATAGTTATATCCGGTGGCTGCCGGGTCTTGAATGACCATCTGGGCTCCAGCCGAAAGATACCCTGCAATAGCCTTAAGAGTATAGGCATGAAGAATATTGTTTTTAAAGACTAACAAATACTGTTCCGTAGGACTACGGTTGATTATGTGGTATTTTGAGGTCGATTCGGGAGTCTGAGCTAACTTCTTAATATGCTTGGTAGGAGGTCGCTTCGTAAGCCCAAGAATCGGACTCGGCCAAGCGTTTTCCATCCTCTCACATTGGTCTAAAGACCGCACAGCCGGAGCCTGTTGGCTAACACCTCCTAAGAGGTTGTTTATAGGCTGTCTGACTAAGGGCATATCGTTCAGTCTCCAAGGTATCTTTGTAAAACCCTCCCAAACTCAATAGGAAGGCTTATAGGGCGTTTGGATGGTCTAAAGGTGCTACTGGTCTACTTAGGGGTTGGAGAGCCTATAAGGCTTCCTATTACGTCCTGAGCTAAGCATTAGTAACCCAATCCAAAGGCTTCCCACGGTCTACTATCCAGGCCATATCAGGGCCAAATACACGGGGATTAGAAGTCTGGGTTTGCTCTCTCATTAAAAGGGCCATAGCTTCGGCCTCATCCTGACGGGTTAAGCGAGCTAAATTAGGATCTGAAACATGACGATCTACGAAGATTCTGGACGCCTTTTTAGCAATATATTGACGAGCAGCTTCGGGAAGATCTATCCACTGTACAAGGTCTATAATAGACTTTACTGAAATTGTAGTAGTTATCGTGAAGGTTTGGTTTTTTAGATCATATAATCTATTTACACTTGCATCATCACGAATAGTATATCCAGTTAAATCATTATAGTTATAAAATTCTATTCTTAAAATTGTATCTGCTATTGTAATTTTACTTGCAGCAGGAACTAAATCTATTGGCCCAATCCTGGTGTTAAAGTACCATCCGATTGTTTGGATGTTATTGGAAGTTTCTTCTAAGATATTTTGAGCTAATAAGGAATCTGCCCCGTCAGATACAGTACCTGTAATAGCAGTAACAGGTAGTTCACCTGCAGCGGATAGAATCATATTCACCGCAACAAGTTTAGTTGTACGAGCAACCATTATTAACTCCTCAGAAAACGAAAAAAACCCTCCTGAGATTGCTCCCAAGAGGGCTTAAAAAAATGGACCCTGTATTTCTACAGGATGTGGATGATGGCCGTAACTATGACCACCATAATATTACGAAAGGTCTCCGATAACACCGATACACTCGGGGCGCAGAATGCCGTGACCGAGCGTCATACTGGCAACCACAAGGCTACCACGATACTCAATCATGTATTCCGACTCAACCGAGAGATCCTCTAACTTCACTGTACCAATGGCTTCTTGCTGGAAACAAAGAGCAATAGGCGTAGAAGTGCCGGAGTTATAGGTAGCAGTATAGTCGTTATTAGACGTAACAGCCTGATTAGTAACTGCTAACGCCGAATCATAAAGATTATAATTCGTAGTATTAGCAACACCATCATCAGCACCAAGACCACCTAAGTTACCAGCAGTATCGTAAGGACCATACGTTTCAGTAACAGCGCCGAAGTCACTGTTAGGAGTCTCTAAAAGAGTAAATCCGAAAAGGTGGGGAACCTTTCCATCCTTGAAAGACCCGTTAGACACCGGCATACCACTGAAATCCCTATCAACCCACTGAAGACCTGGAATCGTCGAGTTGCTATCAATAAACAACCGCGCCATGACATCAGGGGCCATCGTTGCAAACCGGCCATCACGGGGCACAAGCTTGTTATCAAACGCAATCTTCATATCAGAAAGCGATTTGACAAGCGCAGCCGAGGTCAGGGCAGAAAATGCACCAACATTTTTAGACGTTGAACCGAAGGTACCCACAGGATAACCGCCAGTGATAGTCGCGCCACCAGCCGCTAAACCGCAAGCCCAAAGTAACCGCTGGATATTCATATCCACAGTACGGGCCAACGCTTCGCCTAACTGACCAGCAACCTTACCACGATAATCATAGTGAGAAAGCTTCTCATCAAGACGATCAAAGAACACGGGAGCCACAAGCGACTTATCCATATGGACAGTACGCTTCGCAGCAAGGACTTTCTTCAGATACTTACGACCCGCGATATTATCATCGTCCGTAAGAACATTAGAACCCGCAGTATGATACGACACAGTAGCACCACCGACAACAGGGAAGTCCCACGAAATCGCTCCACCTGAAACATTCTTCATCTGGGTTAAACCCAGGAACATTTGATTCAGTTGGAAGTTAGTGATAACTTCGCCAGCAAAGACTTTGAGAAGGTTTGCGGCTGGTGCAGTTCCGGTGCCATCAAGACCCGGACGACCAAAAGTAGAAACAGCCATTGAGAAATCTCCTATAAAGCTGTTCGGTAAAAGAGTAACGTGCTTTATCAGCACACAACAGCTTTCACTACAGTTATCCAGAGATTTCTAAGTTATCCAGGCGTACCTGGGCTAAGCTCCTCATGGGAACTTTCGTTACTTACAATAGCCCTACTCGGAATTGAACCGAGTTTGCTGCCTTGAAGGGGCAGAGTCCTATGCCAGTAGACGATAGGGCCAGAGTAGGATATAGTGCCTACAGTCACTTGCTATGAGTGGGGAAAACTTACTTCATAGCCATTGTCCGAGCAGCTACTTCAGCATTGTAGGCCGGATCAGTCTTATATCGTTTATCTTTCATAGCTGCTACCATTTCGTCAGGGCTTCGGAAAGCTGTGGCAGTATCTCCACCACCTGTACCATGAATCTGCCGTTGAGCAGGCGAACCTTCATTCTTCTGGTAAAGAGCATATAAACCCTCTATAGCCATCTTACGTGTTGAGCTATCCCCAACAGTTACAGCGCGATTATAAGCATCACGATCTTCAGCAGCAAGATTATCTCGTGCCCAAGTGGTCATTGCACTATAGTTATCCTCTCCACCAACAAGAGAAAAAGAGGCATTTCGTGTACTAGCCTTCAGAGCTTCTTGTCCAGCAATCCAAGAGTCTACAAGTGGACGTGGTAAACCAATCTCTTTATAAGTTTTTTCTGATAACTTCTGATTTTGTTCATATTCCTTAGTCCAATTAGTGACTTGTTCATCGGACCAGTTAAAGCCCCCATCATTTCCCTTTTTCTCCGGAGGTTTCGGGATTCCTAATCCCGACTTATCCGGTTCATTGGGGGTAACAGGGGTGTTACTGGCAGTTACCTTACTAAAGGCACCTTGTAACTCAGTATATGACTTAGCTAAACCATCAGTATCAACCTTGCCATCTTTCCAAAACTTTTCTGGAACATGCTCCGGCCGTTGAGGTTGCTGATTTTTTAAAGCTTCGGGGGTATAATCTGTTCCCAACACACTAACTGCATTTAACTCGCTCATTTACTTCTGAACTCCTTGTTGTTCACTGGTAGCTTTGGATACAGCATTAACTGCTGGACCAACACCCTTGCTAATAGTTTCTTGTAACGCAGCCATACGCTGTTTCTCTGCATTTTGGGTAGCAATCTCTTGAGGCGTCATGATAAGACCTTTAGTAGTCACCCCTGCTTGGGAGAATACAAAGGTTCCAACATTTCCAGGTTTCATCACACTGGCTGCCATTTCAGGACCGACAATGCTTGCAAAGATAGTAAAGGCTGCACGAAGGCGCTCTAACTCAGCATTACGACCAAGAGCATCTACTCCTGTAATAATGACTGGTTTGACCTTCTCCTTTAATGAGGGTGGAAATCTTGGGATCACCCCCTTCTTTTCTAACCGTGCCAAAATCATTTTGACTAACGGAAGTTGAAACTCATGTGCCAATATGGAATAGACACCACCTAAAGCTGTTTCTAACTCTTGGGCGACATATCGGATTTCTTCTGCTGTAACTCTTTCTGCATTCCTGGTAACACTCGAATTAAGAAGGAAAGCACTTTCAAGACGCTTTTCAATACGAGCGCCAGTTTCTGAAGCAGTCCTAAGATCGGCATATTTTTCTACCTGTAAAAACTTAACATCATCTTCTACACCTGTAATAAACTCGCCATTCTTGGCATTATTTATATCAGATGGATGAGTAGAACTATTGGGCCTAACAAGACCGACAACACGAGCCGAAGCTAAGGCACCTTCTATCAAGGCTTGTGAGAGAGCTTCTAAGAAGATCAAATCGCCTATGTATTCCTCGATAAGACCGCGACCATATGCCTCGCCGGGAACTTTAGTCCAACGTAAAGGATTATATGGCACAGCATCTACTTTATAAGACCCTTCAGATCCAGGGATTACCAAACCATTAGAGAATTCTTGCCGGACATAATATTTCTTGTCCTCAAGATACTGGCGGGTATATATCTCAACGTATTCCTCAGAGCTTTCAGAGGAGTTTTTAGGGGCTTTCGGTGCTTTAGTTCCCTCATATTGTAACTGCTTAAGAGAAGCCTCATAAAGTTTTAAAAGCTTAGGATCTAAAGCAGCTTTGTCTATGCACTCCCGAAGAACAAAGTCCATAACTTCATCCCCATCAGGATCTCTAACACAGACATATTGCGAGAGAGGATAGAATGTCATTCCTCCACGCTTCGGAAAGGCTTGACAGGCATTACCAGCCACAATCAGATGCTTACAAATCTCAGCAGAGGGGACACGTAATGCTTCTGTTTCCACATAATGATGTACAGAATCTTCTATTTGGGCTAATGTAGCTTTTACTTGAGATTGCACATTAGGATCAAGTTGTGATAACTGATCTAATGCAAAGGCATCTATACTGTATTTAAAAAATGGGGCTCCTGACGGAAGGAGAGTGAGAAGTAAACGAGAGGAAAGATGGTTAACGCCACGAGCCCCAATACCTTGTCTTGGAGTATCAAACTCTGCGATACTCCCTGTTCGTCTTTCGGAATCCCTTGGTATAAGCATAGGGATAGTTAATGCTGAAGACCTCTCCGCTCTCTTCAGGAAGTTATCCCGGATCGGCTTAAGCGCCTCATAAATTTCGGCCGCATTGCCATCCGGTTTGTATATCATATATTATCTTACGGAATATTTATACTCGGAGGAATTGTCAAGGAAGTCCCAAAACGCGCCCCTTGCTTGTTCTTATCCCTTGCATCCTTGGCGCTAACCGCAGTTTTAACTGAGGGTTGCGGGGCAGGAGGAGGGGGCGGCGGGGGTTTTGGTATTGGTGGAGCCCCAAAAAGACTTCCTAAACACATATTACGACTCCACTGTTTGTTTACTATATAGTTGTTCTAAATATTCAATTACTTCTTGATTACCTATATCAATATCTATATCTCTATATTGTGGTAACTCTGCTCTTTTATATTTTTTAGGAGCAAAATAACCTTTAATATAGTCTACTAATTCCTTTGATATTAAGGGAATATCCAATTTAGCATTCGTATATTCGGGTCTTTTTGGTGTTTTCTTTATGGTTACTACAGGAGTCATAAGTCCTTTTCTAATATAAACATAAGACTACAAATTGCATGGGCCACATGAGGCAAACCGGATTCTTTATCTATTTTTTCACCAATCATATAAGCATTAAGGTGCCTTCGACAAGCAGCAATATACCTGTCTACATGATTATCTACTAACTCCCAATTTCTTGGTCCATATTTAGAAGCCCCGTGCAGAAGGACTTTAGCGAGTTCCAGTTCTGCACGGGGAGGTATCAGGTCAAATCGGGGTTTAGTATCATCAAACTTTAAACCCTTATTAGTCAAACAACGCCTCAGTACGCTTATTAGCCTTAATCAAAGTAAAGGCCAATAACCACAAAGGTACTCCAATAAATAGTAAATCCAATAAAATCCAGAATTCAGGATTAGTCATTCTTAATTTCTCCTTCTATATTTTCGTTACAAATAGGACAATCTAAATCTTTACAATGTCCGAGGTTACTAACTGCGGTCCATCCGTAGTTTTGCATAAAATTGGTATAAATCCTGGACAAGCACACTGAGCCGTTCCTCTAATTGAGCCATCCATTCTTCTTGAATGGACTATTACAAAGCAATATTCTCCATCTTCTCTATGGGCGTCTTTAGGGTGGTCGCATCGTCCACAAGCATCGGAGGTTCCCATAAACTTACTCTTTTCTCAAAATCCCATTCACCTTGTCGGAGTATTCGAGCTACCTTAGCTTGAATGGTGGCATCTACATCGCTGATCCCAGAGGCCCTATAAGCCTTCAGGACACGCGCCCACAGGTCAGGTACTGTACTACCAATGACAGGTCCAAGTGCCCTATAAGCCTTTACAGGCCCGTACAGCGGGCACCCGAAGTACCCATCTACCCGATCCCCCATAAGGGCTTGGAACATATGAAAGTAATCAGCGGCAATACGACTTATAAGGTGTGGGGCTTTGTGTTTTTCAAAATTATATAAGAAGCCTGGGATACTCTGTAAGTCCTTATCTGTACTAACCACAATGCAATCGTCGAAAGATACAGTGCTAAGAATCCCCAAAACATCATCAGCCTCCAATCCATCCCAGACTTTACATTCGTAATTTTTAAGAAACCACTCTTTAACGGGTTTAAAACTTGTAGGTTTTAACTTATCTAACCTCTTAGCTTTGTAAGATGGAAGAAGAGTTTTCCGAAAATTACTCCCACTACTAAAAGCAATAAGAATATCCAAAGAATGCCCAAGCCACTTCTCCAAATCTTTACGAATACATTCGATATGTATTTCCATTTTCTGTCTTGCTTCTCGGGAATCTGAAACTATGGTTTGGAGATCTTCTCCAAAGCTAAAGATTTCTTCAGCAGCTTGACAGTGTTTATAGAGAAAAATATCTCCATCATATAAGATTTTCATTTATAATCTATTTTTTTCAACTCCTTTAATTTCTTAATAAACCCTGGTCTAAACACCGGATGAACCTGCCCCATCATAAGGACAAGTCGGGCTTGCTCTTGTTTTTCTTTTAAGTAAGGCAGGACTGACCGGATACAGTCCCGAGCATTAGAGCCTGTACAGTACCATTCATAGCATGTCCGGAATTTTTCGGTAGTTTCTTGTTTAAGTAAGATACGCCCGCCGAACCTAACAGCAAGACATTTAAGAATAGGTAGGTAAGTATTGCTAACACACACCCGAGGAGTGCCGCCGGTATGCCCAACACGAGAACAGGACCAACGGAAGCAACCTTCTCCGTCAAAGAAACCCGCGAAGTAGGCATCAGTGGGTGTCTGCCCAGGAGAAGCCCATTTTCCATTCTCCAGCGAGAGGACAGCGGATTTTATAAAACTCTCCTGCTTTGAAAATTTCTTCAGCTTGTTGAGTTCCAACTAATTTACCAATTTCCTGTGTTGGAACATCAAACTGGTTTTCATCATAGAGATGAAGAACTTGTTTATAATCTGTACCATGCACTAAGCCTTTCTTTTGAAGTTCTTTATGCAAGTTAATAGTAGCAGTCTTCATGATTACTGCTTCATAACCCTGTAATAAGACACTTAATCCGAGGTGCGCTGACCGAACCGGATATCTTCTTCCGTCAAGTCCTTGCAAATTCTGGCGAACCTCAACAACTTTTCTAATGTCATCGTTAAGTCGTCGAAATGCAGGTATAGCTCGAAAGAAGGTTTGGAGTAACTGTCTACCTTCTCCTGGAGATCGCCCCACAATTTGAGCAATCTTTTTTGATCCTGCTCCGAAAAGGAGAGCGTAGATAAAAGTTTTCGCTTGATTTCGAGACTCCAATCCTGCCGCTTGTCGGTTACATTCATGAATGTCCCCGGTTGTAACGAGCTTGCTATATTCTCCATTATCGTATTTGGCTAATAAATGTGCAAGTAACCGAAGTTGAATAGAGGAAGCGTCACAACCAACAAGTAACCCTCCCGGTGAAGCTGTAAAGCATCCTCTACATTCTTTGCCATAAGGGTTTCCCACTCTCGGCACTTGACCCATATTGGGGGCAATGAAGGAACAACGTCCGGTAACTGTTCCGTTAGTGTTAACACCGCCATGTATTTTTTCATCATCTTGCACCAACTTTAACCAAGCATTATCTCCTTCTGCAATTTGGCCTATACGCTTTTGTAATAATAAATATTCTACGAGGCGCTTTGCTTCAGGGTAATCAAGTCCTGACAACACTTCCTCATCAATTTGAGGTTTTCCTGTATCTGTAAATTTGTCTGGTTTCCATCCGTATTTTGCGGTAAGATTCCAGGCGATTTGATCGCGAGATCCAGGATTGAAGATAATAGTTTTAGTTCTTGGGAACTTTTTGACTGGAGTTGTGAATTCGACAAGTCTTGAAGGAAAGAGAGATTTAAGTTCATCTTCTGATTTCAGCCTTTCTTTTTGCAAACGTTCTAAGAATGTTTGGGTTGTTTTCAGGTCTAACGTAAACCCATTTAATTTTTGCTGGTCGATTACTTTACTAAATTCATGTTCTACCTTTAGAGACGCTTCCGTAGGAGCCATCTCCATAATCTTCTTATAAAGTGCCAGAGTAACCCGACAATCCTGCATACAATATTCCAGCATCTCTTCAGAAAATTGAGAGAAGTCTTGTTTGGTGCGATCCCCTTTGAACACACCGAGACGAATTCCCCAGGCTTTGAGCGTATGAGATCCTCTAAGTGCTTTGGGCAACATATTCCACGGTTTACCAGAAATGGAAGAACGCCAGTCGTCGAGTTTCGTATCCGGAAATACAAGCCTTGCGGCGATCTTAGTATCAAATACTGGTCCATTATAAGTTACTCCGGTGAATTTAGAAATAACAGGAATATCAAATGCCTGAATATCGTGTCCAATTAATAGAGTTGGATTCCAAATTTCATTGATCCAATGATTTACTTGATCAGGCCGAACTCGATATTCCTGTCCAGTATCCACATTGATAGCGCAGATACACCAGATCTTAGAAGCTACTTCCTTTGCACCTACTTCTGCGAGTTGATAGTTATGTAATAGACCGTTCGTTTCAAGGTCTAATATTAATTTAATTTAACTCACCATTCCTTTCCGGATATTCAATGTACCAGTTCTTATCATCTAAGATCAAACCACACCAGCTACAATGGGTCTTTGGCCCAACATACATAGGCGCAATCGGTTTGTGACAGCGAGGACAGTTAGTGCTATCAGAGAGCATCTACAGCCTCAGAATAACCTTCATCATAACCTTCTTGATAAGCAATATCCCAAATTTGCTCAAAACTCTCAATCTCTGGAAACTGTAACTGACACTCTTTTTTAGTTATCATCTCCATCTCCATCCATTAAATAACTTTCCTTTACTTCAGTAAATTCCATACAATCACAGAAATCTTCATCATTCATTGGAAAACTCTCCCGAATTTTAAAGTTACACCCGTCTTTATGATGAAAGGCGCGGCTGTGATTACAATAATGACATTTACTCATCATAGCCGTATTCTAAGATTTGCACTTGATGTCGCCCGCCACTAAAGTATCCATTAGCCTTTGCTTTGGGCTCTTTATCTTTCAAATAGTGCTGACGCTTTGCTTCCGCAATTTCAGGGACTTTAAAAATACCTACAATAGAGGAAGGTTCACCACATTCAAGACAACCCACATCTACAATTATATATTCTTTAGCCATTTCTCAAAATCCTTGGTATTCTTTGCTTAAACATTTGCACTGTCTTATGCCCTATTGCTTTTCGCACGTTTTTCCCACTAACAATCTCCCCGCTTGCCTCCCGCTCGATATCTTCAACCATTGCCCGCACAATATCAGGAATGAACCTATGTTCGATAGGGTTGCCAAGCTTATCGAGAACATGAGTAAGGCGCATCTCTGTACACCATTCAGTAACAATCGCATTTGTCTCTTCTAAGATATGAAGTCTTTCAGGCGTAAACGCAGGCGGCGGCTTACCTCGTTCACTAAATTCTGGTCGCTTGTGCTTTGCAATAAGTCTTGCTCCGTTATTGAGGATAACTTCGATAGGGGTACGAAGCACAACTCCCTCGCGGATTTGAGCTTCAAGTACGCCGTTTCTACTTGCTTGAGTAGAAGGTCTATCTCGTTCAACATCTATTGCTGTCTCCTCTGCAGGGATAAGTTTATAATCAACAAAATCAATACCACACTCTATACAAATCTGTGCAGCTTTTGGAACCTCTAACCAGAAACCATCTATCTTTACATCAAAAGCAACGAACTTTAATTGATCCCCATAAAGCTTTCGCATCCCTTGGCACTTGCCACCATAAAGTTCCCCATAAATTATGATTGAGGAGGAAGACCCCACAGCAAGAACTTGTGTTAAGCGAGACTTTAAATTTTCCTGCGTACACATTTGTTTGCCGTCTAATAAAGCAACAAAAGCTTCATGAGGTTCACCACCAGAAAATAACCCAAAACCTTCTGGAGTTAATCGAATATGTGCAGAAGTGCCATGAATTTTTTCGAGGGCATATAAGTGTTTAAAACAAAGTATACGTTGTGCTTCAGGTCTATAAATATTTTCTATATGTAAATAACCCATTAGGAATGTCCATTCTCACACCAATATTCAAATCTACCGCGATCAAAATTGCTATTATCAGCTTGGCAGATATCTCCTATTTCTGTAACCATATTTTTCCATAATAACTCTTCATCTGTTATATGAGAATTGGGATTATAAGGCTTATAGTTATATAAAAGATTTGCAAATATTTTAAAATATTTTTGAGTTAACATTACAATACCACTTCCTGTTTAAATCCTGTTAAAAGCTTCTCTTGTTCCTTATCTATTTCTATAAGCCTTCCTGTTTCATGATTATACACCACACAGCCAGCAAATCCCGTAAATCCTGTCCAACGACACTTGAGCAATCGGACTGTAGTAACATCTTTAGTAAGTTCATTTTGCTGATCTCTTTCCAAACCGATTACGGTATCACTAAGTTGTGCAATAGAAGCACTTCCTCGCAAAAGAGAAAGACTTGTTTGTCCTCCTTCTTCCAAAGGCGTGCCAGTAGCGGGTCGTTTAAGATGGGAGATAAGAACAACAACAACTCCTGTTTCTTCGCTTAAACTCCTTAACTTTGTCATTAATGTATCAAACGACCTACGCTCATCTCCTGTCTCCATACCAGAGACTACTATAGAAATATGATCTAAAATAATCACATCTACTTGACAGCCAACACGAAGGTAACGGAGACGGGATAAGAGGTTACCTTCTTCTAATGACCCGAAATGATCAAAGAAGTAGAAATAATCTTTAATGGTCCCTTCCCATGCTTCTTCAAACCCAGGAGTTTCAAGTGGACGTTCATCAAATTTAATAGGTCTATTAAGCTTGAGTCCGACAAGCGATAATGCTGACCTTTCAACACTTTCTTCCAAAGCAACGTACCCAATCTTTAGTCCTCTTTCTCTACAGTTGAAAGCTAACTCCCGCACAAACTCAGACTTGCCAATCCCTGTACCTGCACACACAGTAACTAACTCACCAGCCCGCATTCCCTTAGTCATAATGTCAAGTTTTTTAACAAAGAAACCTGCCACTGGTTGTAAAGATTTGGTACTCCTAAGCCGATTTAAAACTGCGTCTGCACCCAAGATCCCATCGGGTCTAAACTCCTCTGCGTGCCAGAAGGATTCGATAATTGCCGAACCAAGGCCCTTCTGTAAACACTCGTTGGGGTCTTTGCACGGTAACCGGGCAATCTTAGCCTTACCCGGCTTGAGGATTGCGGCACAAGCCTTTGCCGCCTGTATCCCCGGTTCGTCTGTGTCAAACATAAACACGACGGTATCAAAGCTTTCAACCCACTCAAGATTTTCTCTAATAGCTTTAGGAGCAGCCTGGGCACCGTTCGGGACAGATACAACGGGCCATTTGTGGTTGTTAACTTGGCTGACTGAAAGCGCATCTATCTCTCCTTCTGTTATTGTTAAATATTTCCCGCCCTTCTGCCAAAGCCACTGGCCATACAAGGACATTTTCTTAGCATCTCCAAGGATTGTAAATTTTTTGTCCTTGGTTCTTAGTTTCTGAGCAACAGTTTCGCTTGACCCAGGTTCAAGATAATTAGCTACATGATTCCCGGCGGAGTCTGTACCATAAGACCATTTTTTACAAGACTCTTCTGTGAGTTTGCGCTCAGGAATACTGATGCAGCTATATTCTTTAAGGGCAGGTTTTGGTCTTGGTAAACGATCTTCATTCGGAACGCTAATTATTACTGCTATATCACCTGGAAAATATGTCGAACAACTAAAACAATATTTATGACCATCATCAAAAACCGCACAAGCATCTGAACTTGCACAGTTATCGCAAGCTTGATGTCTTATTAGTTTTGATTCTCCCATTTACATCCTAATCCGAACCATACGATCAACCCGCTGTAACCACACTGTATTACCCGGAGCAACAGCGGAATGTTTGATTATATGGCACCGTACTTTTGGTTCAGAGCCTTGACTTAATGGATGATTAGAACGGGGCTGTCTAAACCAGCGAATCAAATCTACTCGGGCTATTCCAAGATTAGGTGTGCTTCCGTGTCCATCTGTAGCGTATACTAAATAGTCCCCAACTTGCACTATATCATTATTAATATCACGAAGAAACATTTCGAATTCTCTCCACTACTGTAATATTAGAATCATAACCATCATGGTTAATTAGACTTTTAACTACATCTTCTTCAGTAACTTGACTCCATTCAGAATAAAAAACTTTATCTATTTTTTTTCCATTTAAGTAAACAAAAAACTCTCTTAAGGTTCCATACATTCTATATCCTGCCAATGTCCACAATCACTATCTGAAATCCTACAATGCCATTTAGTCTTTTTTTTGTACCATCCCCAAACTTGAAGCCGTCCTCCAGCTTTCTCCCATGCCAAGGACAGTGGATTATTACTGATCTTTTTCTTACGCGCTGCTACATTAGATAATGTGGTACATTGCACAATAAGAATATTTTCAATTGGTTTATCTCTACAGGCAAGAATATCCCCGAAACCGAATAAATCCTGCCGTATCTTAGCAAAACTATTCCAATGTTCCACAACCGCACAGGTCCACCCCTCACCCCGAAGTTTTTTCAGGGTGAGTTGGGTGGGTGATAAGGAACTCATAAATTAAACTGCCTGCGCCTGTGCAACTAACTGACGCTTTAGGTAGGTTTCGGTAATCTTTAGCTTAGCAATTACAGGTTTGACTGACACTTGCTTATCATTCCAGCCCCAAATTGCTATTTGACGATTGGCAGCTTTGAAAGCGTGTTGCAATTTAGGATACATCTCTTCAGTTTTCGCAAACTTCATAAAACCTCCATCTAAGCAGAAAGAGATTATATCAGGAGCTTGCAACCTTCTCCAATTGGCGGAAATAGTGCAGCCACTCTCAGTTTGGCCCCACTCTCCAATTGTCCAACTGTTAGAATTCGTTTCATAAGCATGTTTTAATGCCCTAATTGCTGTTAACAGATGAGCCGTTTCTTCTAACTGTAAGATCGTACACTTAGGTAACGTACACTTTGTCGGCGTAGTCATAATTAATTACTCACTCCCGAATCATAAGCTTGAACATCATCCGAAGGCATATCCTCACTCTTAAAACCAAAATCTTCTCCCTTAGACTTACCAGCAGGCACGAACTTAAGAATCTGGGCTCCACGAAGATTCAATTTAATCCCTGCTTCACCCTTAACATAATAACCAGTCACATCAAACTGTAACTTACCTTTGGTTCCACCACCAATAGGCACAGCCTCAGTAAATGGCGAGAGATCGGCATTAAACAGCTTAACACGGAACTCCCAAGGTTTATTTGTTTTCTTGGAAATACCGCCGGCTAACGCCTTGGTTCGGAAAACAATAAAACCTGTAGGTACACCTTCCTTATCCTTTTCCTCACCATAAGGTTTATTAGATGCCTTGATAGACTTAAGGTTCTTATTGTCTTGGGCAACATTCGCCAAGTTCTCTTGAAATAGTACATCTAACTCTTGCAATAATGGTGCTGCTTCATCAGGAGTCAGTGCTATATTACACTGATATTCCATTTGATCCTCCTTAAAGGGATTCTTACGAGCTTCCTGTAAGGCAGGAAAACGAAAAATACCAGTAGGAGTTGTAACAGAACGTGGCTTACCTAAAAAGTTCTTGAATTGTATAGTCATATATTTAGTTTCTCTATATCACGCAAAAAAGTATTTACTCTCTAAAACACAATTAATATCCAATACACCCATACCTGGAGGATCTGGTAATATAACTCCAGGTATCAATTTTTCTATTTGTTCCTTAAAATTCTTTAGTTGATCAATAGAAAAGATTTTAACCACTTCCTCTCTTAAAATACTTGCCATCTTCGGACAATCATCAGCATGAGTAGCAAACCTATCATGGACCATCGCAAGAGCCCGAATATCCTCTTGCACACACCTATTCGTCGTCTTAATCATAAGCGCAGCATCAAAACCGTGTACAAAGTTGGGACTGATACCATTCTTCTGACCACGCGCCGACAGATTAGTATTCGGTATCCGAACCGAGCGCATCCTATGGATCTTGCCAAGCTGTGTTCTTATATTCACTGAGTTGTAGTTCAGCGATGCCTGAAAGATCTCGAAACCAGTCGGTGTCTGCCAAATCAACGGTGTTTTATTCTCCGTACACACCGCTGCTACTTGTCTAAACCAATCCATACCTTGAACAGCGCCGACTAAAACCTTCGCGATAGCTCCTAAAATTAAATCTGTTAAATACTTTGTATGTGGAAAAGTATCTGGGAATGGTCTGTTTAACATGAGATTCTTGTTATAAAGAATCTCCTCATACCAATCCTCTACATATAGTCTAATAGAATAAGGTGTGCCACCGTAAGGTAAGACCATAACAGGTCTTTTAGTAGCTTCACGCGGAAGCTTCCCACTACAAAAAGCTAACCAATTATTAGCTAATCTTTGTTTCTTCTCATCTGTTTCTTCTCTTAAATTAATTGTAACAATATCTGCGATTTCTTGGTAAATATCCCGAGGTTTATCAGCGGGGCTAACATTAGTCGAAGCAGCCCCAACGGGATCTTTGAGAAGCAATGAGAAAATTTGAAGTCCATTATTGGTCCCATCCATTCCTATAGGAAGATAACTTAGTATATCAGGATCTTCTTTCCACTTTCCAAACTCTTCACACCATGCAAGAAACTCCCACGGGGAGTCTGCATCTTCCCACCACCGATTAGAGATAGGATCTTCATAAACCTTGATAATATTTTCTTCATTATCCTCTACCCATTGTAAACGATCCTCAAAACTAACTTTATCTACTCCCCAACAGTTAGCTCCATGAATATAGAACCATCCCCTTGCTGAGTCAGTGGAGATACGTTTCCCTTCAGAGAACCGAAGCATTCCCTTAGCGAGCGGACAACCTTGAGGATTAAGGAAGGCCGGTATTGGGTAAGCCCTTCCGCGAAAATCAAGTTTGTAGGGATACCAGAAATCTTGATGTTGATAGTGCTTAGCAATGAAGTGGATTTTACCATATAAAGTTTTCTTGCTTCCTAATCGAGCATTGATATTGTATATAGCATGAGCTTGTTTTTTCCACTGTTTCTTAGCTACAATATTAGTTTTAAAATCATCTGGTCTATTTGGTAATGGTTGTAGATTTGCCGCAGGAATATCTGCTACAGCTAAACCATTTGTCCAGTAATAATTAAAAACTTCCCAAACAAACTCATTTACTCTCCAAGGAACTTTCTGTAAAGCATTTACAGCATCATATACTTCTGGAATTTCTTTATATTCCTGCTTTCTTGCCTTCTTATTGTACTGGTGAACCAAAGGCCACCGCATAATAATATTGGCAGGATAACCACCCTCATTAGGGCTTATCCAATCTTCAGGTAGAGTAACAAGTGGTAAATAAAATGGAAACTTAGCTTTATGATCCTCATTACTATCTGTATACCACTTTATAAGATCATTAGTAACACGAACGACAGTCCTACGTCTCTTAGGACCAGTATTCATGTAACCAATTTCTATAAATCCAGTAGTAACTGCGAATAACTCAAGTAACAAGAAACCAACATTGTATTTATCTACAACATTCCAGGGTTTCCATTCTAAATCTAATCTACTTACAGCAGCCTTTATAACTTTTCTCTTATGACCTTCATGAGTATAGTTATAACGTCGTGTGAGTTGTTTCCAATCTTCAGGAATTTTCTTCTTAACTTCTTTATACCGAACTTCCTCTTCTAAAGCATTAGCTATAGTTAGTGCAGAACTTTGTATAGCTATCGAGAGGGTAATGTTATCTATTACAATTTGGGCAGTTATAAAAGCTATAACTTCAGGTTTTAACTGCTTAAGATACTGGTAACACGAATGTTTAGGTCCAGGTCGAGTCTGAGCCAAAACCAACCATTCTTCTAATGTTTTAGAAAACTTGTCTATAGCAGTATCTAATAAAATCTGTCCAGGTTTAGTTGTCGAAACCTGACCTCTTTCTGAAGCCTTAGTTATAGTTCTACTATATCTCTCCAAACCAAGTTCAGAAATCATTAATGAAACTTCTGAAGGTGTTAGGAGTTTTTTTACCAATTATGATATTCCTGACAACTATTACAAAAAGAAGCAAGTTTATTTTGTGGAGTATTTAAATGTTTTAACAATAAAGTAACAATATCTCCACGTGGAGTACGACAAATAAGAGACTCTCGTATTTTATTTTTGACTATAGAACGCTCCATAATAGTATAGCCATTAGTTGTGATAGATCGACGAGCATAATATTTATCCATTTTAAAATCCTATTAGAGCAGTTATAATAATCTTCTTAAGATCCTCAATAGTCTCTATCTTCTCTGTCATTAGTGTCCCTTTCCTTATAACGGGATATATACATTCACATAATTAGGTCACAAAAGCCGGCCACAAACTAAACAGCTTGCCTGTAAACGCAATAGGAAGCCTTATAGGGCATCTGGACCCCCTTTAGACCAGTTGGGCCTTTAGACAATCTATACGCCTCATAAGGCTCTGTAGGGCTCCTACAGCCAAGTGGCTTGCGTAGGTGGCCCAAGAGATTTACAGAACGACCATTGTTTTTGCAACTGGCATAGTTTTGGTTTTTTGTTTAATTATCATAAATACTCATCCTCCTCTAAAAGATCCAAACGCTCTTGAAGATTTTTTATTTCATCCCACAACATATCAATAGACTCTTCTAAACGCTTAATCTCAGGATCTTTAATAAAATCAGCAGGCATTAGATCTCCTTTAATATTTAATTAGAATTCCGTTCTGATAGGAAATGCTTCCTCTTTGTTAGCTACTTGCTTATCAAATTCTTGTACCAAAATCCCAAGGTCCTTTGTAATTTGGATGAGCTATATCAATTTGCTGAAGACCTGTCATTGGATTGATAATTTCTAAAAGTTTAAACCATTGTCTATTTTTTACTGAAATTCTCCCATTACAAGTATTAGCGCACGGACATGACCGTGTATCCCAACCCCTACCTGCCGGTAAAACTGTTAAATCTCCAGGTAAACCGAATTCTATCCTACGTTCATTACAAAAAGCCAAGGCTTCATCATAAGCTTTAGCAGATATTGGAACTGTTCTCATATTCTTAATCCCATCCCCAACAACCACAGTAATAACTATCTTCCTGATTTTGTGGTTGATATTTAAAAAACGCTAAATCTAAAGATGACTCTTCCGGACGACCATCGGGGTGACAATTGTTTTGGCCGTTACCATAACAGCATTTGGCAATCCGGCCAGTTAAAGTAGGAATATTAGTGTCTATTTCTAATGCTTCTCTATGTAAGGAGGTAAGAATATGAATCGGACAAACTGGCTTTCCATTTGCATCTATACCAACAGCAACACAACCGCACTTCATTAAATAGTTCATGTAATCATGTTCTTATTAATAAGCTCTTGGATATCGGCCCAGGCAATCATTTTATTACCAAATTCATCTTCATATTTGTAAAGATATTGAAGGTCTATTAAAAATTTAGCGAATTTCTTTTCCATGAGTATTAACCCGCATTAAAACTAGCACAAATTACTTGAGGTTTGGAAAGAATAGACTTTCCGATCAACTTTACTTTCACTAATCGTGGAAGAACCCAACTATCAGAAGATTCGAGTGTATTTAGGAAAGGTTTTCCATCTGGGCGCATTTCACGTGCTGTAGAAATCGACTCTGCTATTACAACGGCAGAGTCATATTCATCCCAAGATGTAGATCCGACGTGCCTAATTAAGTAAATATTCATTAATTACACCAATCTTTACACAATTTGCAAAGATAAGTACCTAAACTATCATCATATTCTTCTGTACCTGTATATTCTTGACATAAATTACATAAATGAACATCACCATCACCATATTCATAATAATCTGGTGTCATAATTTCTCTCCAAACTAATACCCCCGGTGAGACTTGAACTCACGGCCCAGAGATTAAAAATCTCTTGCTCTTACCAACTGAGCTACGGGGGTTATCTTGTTAAGAAGGCAAAGACAACTTAACCAAAGGCCAGTTATACACCTCCCAACGCTTCTGTAACTGCTCTATGGAGTCTTCTGGACAGCGTATATCACAATCTCCCAAACTTACAAAAGCAACAGAAGATCCATAAGATTTTTGTCTAACAACCATTAATAGCGAAACATCCGACTCTCGAAACACATCTCCAATCTTCCACCGCCTTTTAGAAAGCTTCTTAATCATTTCTTGGGCTGTAGCGATAATCTTCTGAAAGTCTTCGATGGTACTTGCCTTTTCCATATTTTGCATCATTTTACTAACTCCTGTCTTATCAAATTTTCCAGAACCACACCACGCATAAGCTCTAAATTTAGATTCTCTTAAAGGAACATAACGACAATGTTGTATCATTAAAATACACCTTAAACTGCACAATAGGACATATAGGAATCGAACCTATGACCTGGAGTGTATAAGACCCCTGCTCTACCATTAAGCTAATGTCCACCTAATTTTTAAAGTCGGATAGAAACTGCCGCTGTCAATTCATATCCACAAAAATCATTAGTAGAAATAACAGCTTGTAATGTTACCTGATATGCAGGAATATAAGGCATATATAAAATAGGAATATTTACTACACCGTTTGTAATTCCTGTCATACCTACAAACTGAATTACAAAATTATTACAGTCAAGATCAATTATATCTCCACACGGCAATGTCATACACCCAGGTACAGGAGGACCGGCAGAAACAGCTAACCACCAAATTTGATTAATATTGCCTACGATAGTAATTGAAGTCCAAGCTCCACCTGGGTATAAACTTTGAAAATCTATTATATAAGGAGGTATTTGTGAAAAATCTATCCCTGGAACAAATAGAGAAGCTGCCGGTTGATTATATTGTTGAGAAAAGGTAAAAGGTGCTAAAAGTAAACAACATAAAAGAGTCTTTTTCATTTTCTATCTCCACTAACAACCATTTTTAAAATATTAAAACAGCAAAGGTAGGCGTGTTTATTATTTTAATATCCCGGTATTTCTCCGGCTAAGTGACGCCTCGTTATGGTTCTCGGTTTCTTGGCCTTAAGAAATTGTCCAGCACAGGACACTCTTAGTGTCATACCTGAACATTCCTTTGCTGGAACTATCAAGCTTATCGCGAACGCAAGATAGTTTCATAATACTCCCGGTGGGATTTGAACCCACAAACCCAAAGGTGTCAGATTTTAAGTCTGATGCGTATACCAGTTCCGCCACGGGAGTAAGTTATTTATCAGAAAAAGTCTAAAAACCCTTTGTTTCCGTCTCCGTATCCGTCTCTGTATCCGTATCCGTCTCCGTTTCCGTATCCGTTCCCGTATCCGTCCCCGTATCCGTATCCGTATCCGTCTCCGTCCCCGTATCCGTCCCCGTATCCGTCCCCGTATCCGTTCCCGTATCCGTATCCGTCTCCGTCCCCGTATCCGTCTCCGTCCCCGTATCCGTCTCCGTCCCCGTATCCGTCCCCGTATCCGTTTCCGTATCCGTTCCCGTATCCGTTTCCGTATCCGTTCCCGTATCCGTCCCCGTATCCGTATCCGTATCCGTCTCTGTTTCCGTTTAAATAATTATTAAATTGTCGAATTTTAAACCTTAATATTTGATATAACTTTGGTAAATAATTACTTATCCATTGTAACTGAACAGGTGTTGCCTCAGCAAGTTCTATCCCAACTGGGGGAACCTTACAAGCACCCCAACTAAAACACAAATTTCGTATTTTCTCTGTTAAGACCACGGGGCTTTTTCCCAATTTTTAACTGCTTCTGGTGTTACTATAGAAACAGAAGTAATATTCCGAAGCGTGATATCTGCTTTGGGACCAATACGACACTCAAAATTGGGGCCGGTTGCTGCTAAACCCAAAAATCCTTTGGTATTCTTCCAATAAAGACAATTACGAGCATTCTTTAAAAAAATTGTATCTTCATCAATCTTAGTAGCATAACCAAAGAAAACACCCCGATGAATCGTGGTAACAAGAACAGCCTTTGCTTTTGGAGTAGTCATGGTTTTCCTTTTTATTTGGCAGATGCCTTAGCAACTGCTTCATTATTCTCTTGTATAGCTTGCGCAAGGGCCTTAGACACATTTTCTAAAGCCTTTGTAAGATGTTCTACATTTTGTTCAGGCTTACCATAACCATAATTCACAGCAGAAAAATCAGCGGTAGCGTACTTGAGATAATGATTAATAGTCATAGCTCTTTATTCCTCTGTCAAATATAACCATTCCACTCCAGGGGACTTACACATTTTTAACGCATCTAAAGCAATAGTAGCAGTCAATTGTAAAATATCATTATGCATGTTCTTTTGTTGGTTTCATTTAGATTTCCACCAGTTCCAAATAATAGCTTGAAAATCCCTAACATTTATTTGCGGTTTAACCATATCAGCAGCTTCCATATAAGCTGTTCTAATTTGGTTAAACATTGTACGAGAAAGTTTTTCATGTTGACCAATCTTTCTCCCTACTGCAGCCGATATAGCGTGTCTATCTAAGGTCACATGGGAGGTATTCCCCATTAAATTAGCAAAGAAAACCGAAACCTTCTGCCCCTTCAGAACAAATCCTGGTGGTACTCCATTTAATATCCGGCGGGCAGCCAGAATATTGGATTTAAAACCAGGAAAATTCTGAGTTAACAGAAAGGTTTCGGTTTGCTTTAGTTGTGTTTGCCAGCTTACAAAGGGACTCAAAGCAGCTACTATTCCTAAAATAGTATCTTCTCTGAGGTTATATTTTTTAGCTAAGTCACAAAAATACACTTGAGCAGCAGGATACCAGAGTTTTCCTTCCTGCTTTATTTTCTCAGAACATTCTTGAAATAGTAAGAGTAAATTTGATTTTAGGTGTAAGATCGACATATTTTTTAGGACAAGCTTTAAACTCTAAATCCACCATGGCCCTATTTAACTCACGTTCTCTATTGGGGTTTTGACGGATACTATAAGCGATTTCTTTGCTATCTGGAGAATGGAGTAGAGCATCAGGAGAAACTAAGAGACGTTTAGAGGGATATGGAGAAGCAATATCTCCTAAACCCCATCTATAAAAGTGTTTAGTAGCAAGTACGGCTGTCATTTTATTTAGCGATTACCCAAGTTACAAGTTTATAAAAGCACCAAACAAGGAAACTAATCCAGGCAATATGACCGATAAGCACAAGATAGCCAAAAGTACCCCAAACTATAGTCTTCATTTTATTAGACCTTTTTAATCTTTCGTCGTTATGAGCGAATTATCGCCAAGCAGCGCGATTCCTTGGCAGATAACGTGTGTAACGTGTTTCAATAACTTTTGAAATTCAACTTTATCACCAAGATAATAACGAAATTTCCCGGTTTTATTAGCTTTAGCATTATCTTGAATAGTTTTCATAGCTACGTCAGAAATTTCTAAAAAGAATTCATTAGATAGAGAACACGGACCATAACCAATCTGAAATCCATTATAACCTGGATTTATTTGAATCAACATTTTGTTTATTTCTTCTATTTACCAAAAATTTATTGTAAGAAAAAAGAGGTAAAGTAAGAATCTTTTGAGCCTGTAACTCATGATCCTTAGTTAAACCTCCAGCATGAATATTAGTTTGAACAAAGAAAGGAAGCTGATAATCCAACATATCACTATCATCATCTAAAATCACAAATGACTCTATATCTAACAAATCATTTGTTGTCAACCAAGTATCTATTTGTGTTCCACGATTCCTACCTTCTTGTGGAGTCAAACTTAAGATAGGAAATAAAGTTTTTAGGTGTTGTATAGCTTTAGAATTAAACCTCCACGAAGAAGATAAAACAATCTTCGCAGAGGTTAAATCTATGAGAGATAATAGATTAGCCAGGTTATCAGGGTGAATAGGGTAATCTTGTTTCCAAATGGACTTATTATCACCCCAATGATTTAATACTCCATCTATATCAAGAAAAATTAGTTTCATTTTATCTTCTTAAGGCCACAGTGTTCCCTCAATTCGTTCTTAAGAGCTTTTGCTTGTGGCCCTCTAAACTGCGCTGCATTAGACAAAAAATAAAGGACAATACTGGTGCCAGTATCCGCCCCATACATATCATCGCAAG